AGCCATTTAACGTTTGCGAAAACGGGTTATAAACCAAAGATTTTAATGAGTCACGGTAGGATCCAACGTAATAACATAAATATCGACAGGACCAGTAGGATAAGTCCCCGTTCCCAAAGAAAACCCAATATTACCTTGAACAGACAGAGTACTAGTGATAACCACCTGAAAGTTACCATTCGTAGTGACTGTAGTAGTAGTGGGTATCGTAACCGACGAAAGTGAACTATTATCAAAGAACAACTGACCACCAGGTGTGATAGAGGCATTTGACAAAGTCAAAAAGCCATAAGCAACTGTAACAACCGAACCAATGTTCCAAATAACATCGATAAAGTAGTTAACTCCCGGCTGTGCACCAATAATAGTCACAGAAGTCCCAGTAACAAGCACATTCAAAGAACCATTCGTATACAACCCGACAGAACCAAAAGGTGCCAACGAGGACGTTATAGTTCTAGCAGCATGAAAAGCTGGACCAGCGTCTGCTTCGAGAACGGGCATAATGGGCTTGAAGAACTCGATACAATAAGAAACCCATAACTCACCTAAATCTTGAACGGGATTAGCTTGAGTAGCAAACTGAAAATTGCCCAAATCATAAAGTCGCAAATCCTGATTAACAGGAACAACTCCAGTTCGAATAAACCTTTCTGGTAGAATAGTCTGATTATTGGCACACTCCACTCCATGAATCATATCTACGGTAGGCTTAACTGAAACTGCATATTCGGCATTCTCCATTTGCTGCTTAGTGAGGTACAAAGGAGCATCGGCATTATAATTAGTGGACATAATAACTACACCAGGAGCCCCAGCCAACACAAAATCGGTGATGAGCGAGCGAAATTCAAACACCAAACCGTGAAAGCGGTACTCCTGGTAATTAGCTGCTATGCTAGAAAGCCACGGGAAAGTTTGTGCTATACCAGGGTTCAAAGGATAAGATACATTAGAAAATCCAGCTGTACCGAAAATATCCCCCAAGTACTCTCTATGACAAACTACATTAGTTTGTCGGAGAGTACTAAACTGAGGAATCTGAGAACCATTAGTAAAAACATTATACTTGGGCATTGGACCCATGGTGGTATAATCTCCAGAACCAAATATAGTGCCTATGCCACTACCCAACCACTTGCCAATACCAGACCCCATTTGACCCATTCCCCAGAAATTACCTATAGCTCGACCAGCAATGGCTCCGGCCTTAGAAAAGGGTTTGGATTTCTTCTTGGGTTTGGGAACAAGTGACATCTTTGCGACAGCTTTTTCCAAGGCAACAACCTTGGCAGGAAGCTTCGACCCGGTCTTTTTCGCAGACCTGCGTTTACGTGTAGTCACCATAGTGATAAAAATATTTTAATTGTGTTATATTGGATACCGCACACGAACGGGACTGTACATCATGTGTCAACCTCAACCTAGCAAGGAATCTCCGTGCAGTCTCTTGGCTTTTTGTTTAGCACTCAGAGAGTTTTGGGAAATTACAACACACAACCCAATGGTTGCCTTTAACCTAGACACCGACAGGTAATGAGTTTATAGTCATAATTAGGACTAAACTTTTTAAATGTTTATAAGTCCATCGAAACCCCAGATACGACCAACAAAGTTAGCGAGAAATTCACGGTGAGGATGGTGTCGAAAACTATAAAGAAATTGATACCATCTATCACTGTAATGGGTATAATCTACGGGAAGGGTGGACAACAAAGTTATTAACTGCTTGTCAACAGTTTCTGGGTAACCAACTCCATCAACGAACCGGGTAGAACAAAATTCAAAATCTTCCGGAGTAATCTCACGGTACATATCGACTGTTTTACCAAGAAGTTTATAATATTGTTGGGCAAAAGGAACATAACGCTCAATGGTATCATCTCCGTTAGCTATGACCCACGGCTTGATGTTTCGCGCGGGGCAACCACCACGAGGACTTTCATTGTGC